GCGGTATTGAATTATCTTAATATACAATTACGCAAAATTCGTCGTAAGCATTTTCAAAAGTATTTGGAAGGATATGCTCGTGCGTTAACTAGTCGCGATGCTGAAAAATATGTAGATGGTGAAGACGAAGTTATTGATTTCGAAACACTCATCAATGAAGTAGCATTGTTACGCAATCGCTATCTCGGTATTATGAAAGCTATGGAATCTAAAAACTTTATGTTAGGTCATATTGTTAGACTCAGAGCAGCAGGAATGGAAGATATACAGGTATAAAATGTTTAGAAACGAAGACGAAGCACATCAACATAGTTTACAGATTCTCAATCACTTAGCCCAATATGAAGATTTTATGATGTCTATTAAGACATTAGCTGATATTGGGTGTGGCACTGGTCGAGATTTAGAATGGTGGGCCACTAGAACTACAAGCGGAGATAGACCTTCACCTCTCAATATACAATGTCAAGGTATAGATATTGTAGAGAGTTTGCCAATGGCACATCAATATACCAATATCACTTATCAGAAAGTAGATTTTGAATCAAGTATCTATCCACCGCCTGATAAATTTGATGTATTGTGGTGTCATAATTCATTTCAATATGCGCTCAATCCAATTCAAACATTAATCAATTGGCGAGACATTACTTCGCCTGGGGCTATGTTAGCCTTGGCCATCCCACAAACAACTAATATACATCATAAAGATTTAGATTTTAGTCAACAGGATGGATGTTACTATCACTATACTTTAGTTAACTTAATTCATATGTTAGCGGTAGCAGGGTGGGATTGTAAATCTGGATTTTTTAAACGAGATCCTATTGATAATTGGTTATATGTTGTGGTGTACAAAAGCGAAACGGCTCCCTTTGATCCTAAAACTGTTCGTTGGTACGACTTAGTTGACGCTAAACTATTACCTGATTCTGCTGATAAATCAGTATTGGCAAGAGGCTATTTGCATCAGCAAGATTTAGTCCTGCCTTGGCTAGACAAGAGTTTAACTTGGTTGGGCGCACAGTAATTCGTTGTATTAAAACAACACATTTGACCCCCGTTTTTAGGGGGTTTTTTGTAGGTTGACGAATAATTGCCATTTTGCTATACTATTAACATAGTAAACAATTAAGCAAAGGAAATAATATGTCAGTATATAATGTAACTTACACAGTATATCGCCCAGGTAGTGGTGAAGTTTTAAGCGAAGGCACTATGCCTATTAACACTAGTTCAGCTTATATGGCTGAACAAACAGTTAAAACTATGTTTGGCTCCGCAGAAGTGGTAATTCGTTATACCAATCCTGCTTAGTTGACAATAAATTGTTTTTACAATATAATAGTTACTTAAAATATAAAAGTAGGAGCTAAAAGTATGGCAAAGGTATTAATTAAAAATGGTGTGTATCGCAATATGCCAGTTCAAAATGTTGCGTTCACTTTAGTAAAAGATTTTCAAACAGGCGCCAAAGGAGGCTATGTGACAGTAAAATCAGATGGCTTTTTTGGTCCAGAGTATGACGATGTTCGTGTTAAAATAAATGGAATCGACGATGTAGAATTTGTTGTCGACGGCGAATATTCTCCTTATGTTCCTCAGACAACTTTTAAAGAAATTGCTCAAGCGAAAGAAATTACGCCAGCAGAATCTGATGAAGAAGTAATGAATCGTATTGAAGAACGATTCGAAATCCTACATCAAATGACTCGTGCTACTATCGCAGGCGATGTTCGTGCGATGATTGTAGTTGGCCCCCCAGGCGTAGGTAAGTCCTATGGTGTAGAATTTGAACTTGAGAAGTCAGGACTGTTTGACAAAATCTCAGGTAAGAAAATTAAGTACGAAGTAGTTAAAGGTGCTATGACTCCAATTGGTCTGTACTGTACACTTTATCGTCACTCAGACGCTAATAACGTCTTAGTATTCGATGACTGTGACTCAGTATTCCAAGATGAATTGGCGCTAAACATTCTTAAGGCCGCATTGGATTCGGGTAAGAAACGGAAGATCCACTGGAATTCAGATAGCGCAATGTTGCGCCGTGAAGGTGTACCAGATATGTTTGACTTTAAAGGTGGTGCTATCTTTATTACGAACTTGAAGTTTGATAACATCAAGAGTAAGAAGATGCAGGATCACTTAGAAGCATTACAATCTCGTTGTCACTTTTTGGATTTGACCCTCAATACAATGCGAGATAAGTTTTTACGCATCAAGCAAATCTTCCGCCAAGGACAGTTGTTTAAGGATTATGATTTTAGTCCAGAAAAAGGCGAAGAAATCTTAGCGTTCATGGAGTCCAATCAAGATAAATTGCGTGAGATGTCTTTGCGTATGGCATTGAAATTAGCGGACTTAACTAAGGTATCTGAGTCTAACTGGAAAGCATTGGCAGTATCAACTTGTATGAAGAACAATTAATATGAAACTTCCGAAACCAAAGCGAACATTAGATAGTCTTACAGATGATGAAATTGAAAGTTGTTTTGATGGATCATCTAACGTAGCACTAGTTCGCTCACTGTTAGAAGACAACCTTGCCCCGGATGGGTGGATCTGGGCTATGGATTTTGGAGCAGAGTTTGCCGAAGCCATCGAAGGATTCATCGGAGCAGACGAAGGCACACCAGAATGGGACGAAGCATGGGAAATTAACTGTGAGTGGGGTGAAAGAATTGGCGATAACATTAACGAATTGCTAGCAGGATAATATGAATCTAACACTCGTGATCCAGAAATTTTACCATTCACTCTAGGGCGAATAAGTATTCACAGTAGCTCCTGTACCGTGAAAACGGTACATTTTATCAGACACCCGTAAAACGGTGTCTGTTTTTTTGCTCTTTGCGTACTAAGTATGCTATAATAAATGACAATGCGAACTGCTACAATTATAATTAAAGATGAAGTTAATATCAAAATAGAAGGACTCGAGCTTGATGTCCGTAAAAAATTGGTTAATACTTTTAAGTACGAAATGCCAGGGGCTAGATATCAACCTGCGGTTAGACTTGGTCGGTGGGATGGCAAAGTAGCATACTTTCAAATGGGCGGTAGCACTTATACAAACCTACTACCTGAAATTATTCCTATATTAGAAAACTATAACTATGACGTTGAGCTTGATGATCTTCGTGATTATTCTACTACTTTTGATTTTGAGCGAGTAACCGAAGATACTTTTGCTCATATCAATTGGGGCAAGGGCCATCCCATGGAAGGCCAACCTATTAAACTTCGCGACTATCAAGTAGAAATTATTAATAACTTTTTAGAAAATCCGCAAAGCATACAAGAAATTGCCACTGGCGCTGGCAAGACTATTATGACAGCGGCATTGAGTCAGCGTTGTGAACAGCATGGCAGAACTATCGTAATTGTCCCTAATAAGAGCTTGGTAACCCAAACAGAAAAAGATTATCGCGGATTAGGATTAGATGTTGGTGTTTACTTTGGCGACAGAAAAGAATGGGGCAAGACACATACTATTTGTACTTGGCAATCATTGAACATTCTAATGAAGAATACTAAAGCAGGCGCCGAAGTTACTATACAAGATTTTATCGAAGGCGTAGTATGTATTATGGTCGATGAAGTACATATGGCCAAAGCAGATGCGCTTAAAACACTATTGACAACAATTATGTCTAAGGTACCTATCCGTTGGGGATTGACTGGTACAGTACCTAAGGAAGCATTTGAATTTCAAGCATTAAAATGTAGTTTAGGTCCTGTTATTAATCAACTTAGTGCTAGTGAGCTACAGGATCGCGGTGTCCTAGCACAATGTCACGTAAACGTTGTACAGTTAGTAGACCACGCAGAGTTTTCAAACTATCAAAGTGAGTTAAAGTTCTTATTAGAAGAACCTGATAGACTTGATACTATAGCGCAATTAGTTGATAAAGTTAATGCCACAGGCAATACATTAGTCTTAGTGGATCGTGTAGCCGCAGGACACGCCATTGTAGAACGATTAGGCGACAAAGCTGTATTTGTAAGCGGAGCAACAAAAGGAACCAAGCGAGATGAAGAATATGCGGAAGTGGCAACGGCCACTGGAAAAGTTATTGTGGCTACCTACGGTGTTGCTGCTGTTGGTATTAATATACCCCGTATCTTTAATCTTGTTCTTGTTGAACCTGGTAAATCTTTTGTGCGAGTTATTCAATCGATTGGTCGGGGTATTCGTAAAGCAGAAGACAAAGACTTCGTCCAAATCTGGGACGTCACCAGCACCTGTAAATTCGCACGACGACATTTAACCAAGCGTAAACAGTTTTATAGAGAAGCAAACTACCCATTCACACAAGAGAAACTGGAATGGAAATAATTACAGGTAACGCCAGCCACTAACTCCGCGAGTAATTCTTCCTCGTAATGCAGGTGGAGATAAATTATATGCGTTGGCTGCTTCGATAGTACTATTAAATATTTCACCTAGCGGAGAAATACACGCTTTAATATGAGAAATAGCTAATAATTTTTTTGATTCTGCGGTATGCGATTTATTTTTGAATCCAGATACTCTGCCCATTGATTTGCGAGAAAGAATTTCTCTAGATGACTTAGTATGTTTTGGTTTACCTTTAGTTAGTTTTGAATGAGCAGTGGCAGCATCTCGTTTAAGCATCTCAAATATACGGGAAGAACAAGAATGTCGGGTATGTTTAGTAGTAGCAATAGTCATCAAATGAGCCGCCTTGACCATTTGATGTTGAGCTTTGCCGTCAACCATTTTAGTTAATAGCAAATGACATATAAAATGTTCTCTAGCTGTTAAATATACTAAATTATCAACGGTGTTAGTTCCGCCAAGAGCTTTTGGAATGATGTGATGTTTTTCAGTATAACCGAATAACTTTTTGGCATCTTTCCTTGTAGAAGCTCTTGACTTAGCCCGGTTGACTATGTTATAGTAGCATATGGTGTATTTGTTTTTGAGATACATATAATTTTATTTATTAAGGACTTATTTACCTTGCGCATTTTAACATTAGACAACGAGCCTTACGATTTAGATCATCTTCCAGAAGAAATTGATGATATGCGATTTAGTATTTTAGATAATAGTAATCCGCAAGACCCAGATTATCATTATATTCCATTGATATTTCTTGAAAGTTTTAATGCGCCAGCACTAGTATTACGCATTGGCGACCATAAAGTTAGAATGCCGGTAGACTGGCAACTACTAATCGGCGAGCCAGATTTTGGCGACTTGGAAGTTATTCCATTGTCAGCATTAAACGATAGAGGATTTAAAGCGTTTCAGTTTAACCCAATTACAAGTTTCCGTCCAAGTTTTCTTGATGTAGAAATACTAGATGTGTATCAAGATGTAGCTTGGTATGCGCCTAAATTAAAGAACGGACAGATGCTATGCGTTCCGTTAGGCGAAGGTAAAGAACCTGAGTGTGTCTATTTTGTTAAGGATATTAGTCGCACTTGTGAAGTAGTAGATTATAATAAGGCATTCTAATGGACCAATATAAAACGTCAGATACTATAGACACAGGCACAGTAAAACCTGTTACAAAAACTCCCGAGCAAAAAACTATCGAATCGCTTCAGGTAAGCATTAAAGAATTAAACGCTCGTATAGATACACAGTACAAACTTGTAGATAAATTGGTTCGTGATATTAAGCGAATTAAGGATCAAATTAGTGTTATAGCAGGAAAATTACCTCGTGGATAAGTTACATATTTCAAATGAAATGGCACAATTCGATAAAAAGAATCGTGATTTTTACGATAGCCTTACTGACGAAGAGCGTAAAAAATGTTGTAAATCGCTATTTCCGTTTATCCGATGGAACAGTAGTGTAGTTGGTAATAGCGATTTACAACATTTTTATCTTGTTGCTACTAACGAGCGTCATAATAAACATTTCTTTAACTTAAATAAACATCCAAATTTACAATGGCTCGTGGGAACTACAGTAAGCCCAGATTTAGGAGTTTTCCGTCATAATTGGATAGCTCCAAAGAAAAAAGAACCAGGCGCAGGTAGCATTAAGAAGCAGTTAGCAGAACTATATCCGCATTTAAAAGATGATGAAATAGAAGTCATGGCAATGATTAATACTAAAAAAGATATAGACGAATATTTAAAATTATTAGGACAGGAGACTAAGAAAAAATGATTTGGCCATTCAAAAAAGAAGCAGCAGTTCCAGAATTTAAAGGTATATTCTTTACAGATACCAACGGTGATAAATGGTTTTACAAACCCGTAAAACATATTACGGCCCTTGAAGTTGCTAAACTATTGCCAGTATTTGGGGCAAGCTATACCAACAATGTTGACCGTATTGCTTATATTAAAGCTGAAAAACTTGAAAGACATTTTGTAATTAATCTAGAAAACGAATGAGCTATACTTGTCGTTATTGTAAGAAAAGTTTCTCCCGCGAAAATACTCTTGCGGTCCATGTTTGCGAACCAAAGAAACGAATTCAAGAACAAAACGAAACTGGTGTGCGTTTAGGCTTCAACGCATATTTAAAATTTTACGAAATAACACAAGGCTCAGCTAAAACAAAAACATTCGAAGACTTTGCTGAATCACCGTACTACAGAGCTTTTGTAAAATTTGGTTGGTATTGCGTTAGTATTCGCGCTATCAATCCTGCTCGTTTTACAGAATGGGTTTTAAAGAATAATAAAAAAATTGACTACTGGTGTAAAGATAGTATCTATGGCGAATATCTTTTATTTTACTTAAAAGTTGAAACTATGGAAGATGCTTTAGCTAGAGCACTAGAATATTCTATAAAGTGGGCCGAAGAAAAAGGAGCGCCATCTTGTGATTATTTGCGATACGGCAATCACAATATTATAACTAACGCTATTGTTAATGGCCGTATTAGTCCGTGGGTACTATATAACTGTGAATCGGGTCAAAAGTTTTTATCTGAAATGAGTACCGAACATCAAAGTATGGTATGGCCGTATATCGATCCAGATATTTGGCAAAAGAAATTAAAAGAAGACCCAGCTAATCGTATCGAAGCACAGGAACTATTAAAGAAAGCAGGTTGGTGATGACAACGCTAACAATTATTTTATTAGCACTATTTGGGATTAAACATTTTATATGTGACTTCTGGCTACAGTTTCCTTATATGTTATCAGAAAAAGGAATATACGGAGCAGAAGGCGGTAGACATCATGCGTTACTTCATACCGCCGGAACTTTTTTAGTATTGGCTGTAGCTATTCCATCTATCGAGTTAGCAGTTATATTAGGATTTTTAGATGGCATCATCCATTATCATATTGATTGGGTCAAAACAAATCTTGCTCGAGACTATACACCCAACGACAAAGAGTTTTGGATATTACACGGCGCCGATCAAGGGCTACATTACTTGACTTATATTGGAATTATTGCTATACTAGTGCTACTATGAGCGCAGATATTGATATCGATTTAGCTGACAGAGAACAAGTTTTAAAACTTATTCAAGCTATTCCTGCCAGGCAGATCACACAAAATCAAGTCAGACGTCACGCATCAGGTGTATATGTTACTGATATTCCGTATGACCCAGTAAATGAATGTGCGGCTATCGATTACGAGGAAGCCGAACAACGAGGATATTTTAAAATTGACTTACTTAATATGTCAGTTTATCAATTAGTTAAATCTCCTGAACATTATCGAGCAATGCTAGATAAACAACCGCCGTGGGAAAGACTATGGACTGACCCCGAGTGGGCTAAACAGTTAGTACATATTGGAAATTATACAGACTTGTTAAGTAAAATGAAGCCAGATTCAATACCAAGAATGGCGGCATTTATCGCGATTATTAGGCCAGGTAAGGCCCACTTACAAAATAAACCTTGGAAGGAAATCTTTGAAACTGTTTGGGACGGGGATGATTCTAAAGGCTTTACATTCAAAAAGGCCCATTCAATTTCTTACAGCGTCTTGGTGGCGTTGCACATGAATTTATTGTCAGAAAAATAACACAATGCGTTTTCTTAAATAAATACTTGTAAGGAGTAGTTATGGGAAGACCAAAAGGCAGTCTAAGTAAAATATCAAAAATACAATATCCTCGTAAGTGTGAGCATTGCGATTATATCTCAAATAATCCGCAGATGTATCACTACCATAAGCAAATACACGAAGCGATACCAACTGGACAAATTTGTGATTTAGGATGTGGGCAGGTTGCCCTATTTAAAAACACTAATGGGAAATATTGTTGTCACAAAATATCTCATCAATGCCCTGCATCTGTTAAACGGGCGGTAGCCCGTGTTTCTAACGATTGGAAAAACGCAGACAATCGTAAAGAAAAAACTAGAGAAACATTTTTCAAGCATTGCTGCGGGCAACCAGGCCCGCTAGCAAAAATGAGAGAAACTAAACTTAAAAAAACTAATATGCTTGATCCGCAAACCGCCAAGGATTATAGACATTATGCCCGACGTGTTAGAAGCAAAGCTCAGCAATGGGCCCGCGAACAAGGGTATGTATTAGGTCAGCAGACCTATCATGTGGATCATAAATTTAGTATTATGGATGCGTGGAATGCTGGTTTAAGTATAGAAATTGTAAATCACCCAGCAAATTTACAGATATTAGAAGCTAAGAAAAATAGTAGCAAGGGTATGAAAAGTAGTATTACTCTTAACGAACTAACAAACTTAATCCATTCTACGGACTAAAGTAATACTCTTTCGTTTACTTTTCTTGCGGCCCATTTCAGCTAAACTGCATACTGGGCCATGTAATATTTCGAGATCTTTGTTGACAAAAGTACGCAAATAGCCCTTAAATGGGTGCCATTCTTGCTTTAGAAATATGTTAATAGGAATGCTACGATTGCTTTCCCACCACCAAATATTAGCTAATTCTAAGAATAGCTTTTTTGCTTCTAAATCAGTGATACTGCCAAAGTCATAGATAGTAGTGACAGCATCATCTCTATTTTGTATAATCCCGACGTATTCTTGAGAAGCGTAAACACACAGCGTTATAAACGGGTATTTGTCGGTTAATTTTGTGAATATTTCTGAAGTCATCTAGTATAGTTATCGTTTGGAATATTTATGGTATAAAAATATCTCGTTAAATATCGCTAAATAATATGTATGTATTCAACCACCGCTTATATCTACCAACAACGAACACAGGTGCTATTGCTCGACAGCAGTGGGCAATACTTTACTATGAGGTACGATCCCGTGTACGCTAAAAGACTAACCCTTAATTTAGGAGTAGATAATGTACTCCTATTCTCATTTGTTAACCAGGACGAAAAACCTGTAAATGTTAACGGATGTACCTTTACTTTCCGTGTAACAAATACAGCAGGAACTGTGATATTGTTACAAGAACCTATGACTATTCTTAATGGTGCTACTGGTCAGGTAAAAGTGTTCATTCCAGCAGAAGATACATTAGAATTAATTGCTCAACCAGCTTCTTATTCTATATCATGCCAAAGTGGCAATCTAAATCAAGCGGTATTTACTAATGCTCAAGCAGGTGCTCGCGCTCCTATTGATTTAGTTAATTCAGTTTTCCCACAGTTTGTGCCATCAGTTCCGCTTACAATTCCAACTACAAGTTTAAGCTCACAAACAAGTTATGGTGGCGCAAGTTACGAGCAATACCCAGGTTGGGCTGGCAACTGGTATTATGGCGGGGATGGTAGTTGGTATGCCAACGGATACAACAATTATCAAAATACAGAATTCTATTCAAGTTTTATCGAACCTCGTAACTATATTACTACAATTCAAATGGATTTAGTAGGTTTTACAGGAACTATCAAGGCACAATTTGCACAAAACTATGAAAGTATTTGGTACAAC